TTTCGAGTTATGAAAACCGTTGGAAAGTCTCTGTCGATAATTTGCATTGGTAAAAACGCCGGTCCTACAAAGGTTGAATCTGCCCAAGGATATGGCGCGTTTGTCCTGACAGAGGAGCAGTTCTTTCATCTATGTAGAACTGGAGAAGTGCCTTGCTAATTGACCGGCTTTGCGGTTGAAGTGGTGTTTGATCTTCGTGGGAGGAAGTATGGATTTAGAAAGAGAGAAGTCTAGGGCTAGAAAACTTATCGTGTGTGGATGGGTGGTTACAGTATTTTTTATATTTGTTTTTCTTGTGTCGGCCTTGAAGAGTATTGCTATAAGTCTCAAGGGGTACAGTTATGGACTGCTTGTGAATATCAGAGAGGCGATACTCTCTTTGTACTATGGTACTCAGTATCCAGGCATTAGCTCGATTTGGGAGTACGCTCCTGTCTTTGATAATTATAATCCATCTAGTATTTTTACCCTCGAGTGGCTGATTGTTTTTCTGGGGTTCTTTTTTGGTAATGGGCTCGTATATATGGGCAAGAAAGTCTTGAGGGAACATGCTGAAGCAGCAAGTGACGCCAGAAAAATTAAGTTGACTGAAGCGTATAAAAATAAGCTTGAATAATGGGTTAGTAGTCTGATTTATGCGGGTAGGTCAGGCTTTATTAGGGTAGGAATTTTTCTGAAAAATTTAAGATAGAAGGAGGGGTGTCATGGCGGAGACTGTAACTAAGAAGATTCATTATAAGCGCGCGGTGATTTCTGGCGGAGGAAATCTACAAGAAATTTTAGAGCGTGTTTTTATTGATGGCAGTCCAGCGCACAGAGTAGGTCAGCGGAAAGAGGTTGTTAGCGCTGATACAAATAGTTTTCGTGTTATTAATCACAAGCGTGATTATAATGGTATGCTCTTCTGTCAGATGATTTATTTTGAACCTGGGCGTAGTCAAGCCTATATTACGCTAAATGATGATGCGGAGTCTTATGCGCTGGATGCTTTGACTAATGAGGTTCTTAATAATATTGATGAGCCGGCTGAGAGAGAACAGCACCGTAAAGAGTTTGTCGACTCATTCCTATACTTTGGTGTTTTCGAAAATCATTTGGTCGTTTTGCAGTCCAGTGCGCTGCGCTCACGTGAGTTGGAGGCGCACTTAGGTTGGCTCGTCGGGAGCTTCGGTGGGGTAGCCGTTGGAACTGCCATCATACTGCAGGACCAGCCGTCTCAGGAGACCTTCGACCGTGTGGCGCGAGCCTCGGTGAAGAAAATCGAGATTGGATCGCCAGTGACGACAGCAGAGGTTGTTCCAGAAGGCGAACGTCAGATGCAGCAGAATGCTGCACCTGCAGAGGAAGTGGAGGACGCCCGTAGGGTACGGTTCTTCCCAACAGGATTGGCTGGTGATGTGATCAAGGCTGCCTTGGGGGCCGATTGGTTCAATCGCCTCGACCTTGAGGAGGACCTTGACGAAGCTAACCTCAAGGTGAGCCTGGAAATCACGTACGTTCGTCAGACAACACGTGTTGGCCAGCGAATGATTGATAATATCGCAACCTCGTTGCGCCACGTCGATGAGGCGGACGTCAGGATCTCCCTGAATGGAGGGGGGGAGATCAGAGGAAATGACCTGAAACTATCAGGACCAATCTCGGTCGCAAAGCTAGAGAATGGACTGCTCGACGAGGGGGTTCTATACCATAAGATGCATGGTTGGCTGATTGGCAAGCTTCGTCAAGGTGAGGCAGACCCTGAGCAAAACGCGGAAGAGTGAGAGATGAGAGATCAAAGTGGTTGGACAGGTGTGGGTGTGCTGGCAGTGGTGCTTTCTGCTGCTATGGGCGCTCTCTTGGCCCACTACATTGTATCTTCGTTTGATCGTACTACTGCTCCAGTTGTTCAGTGGGGACTGTTGACAGTTTTTCTTCTACCAATGGGCTTTGCTCTTCAGTTGTGGAACAACCTCAATAGCCTGCGTGAAACCAAGGGGCTTTCAGGTAGCGAGCGTCGTCGTGTACGCGAGACGGTGTCGGAGAAGATTCGACAGGTTCAGATCGCACTTTCCTTCTATATGCTCTCAGCCATGCTTATTGCGTTTGGATTGTGGTTCTCTCCTTCTAGCTGGAAAGTATACCATGTGGTAACAGTTTTTACGGGGTTAAGTCTCGGTATAAGTATCGCTAGTTTCTTTTTGATGTTATACGAGTGGCGAGAAGTCTCTAACTTTAAAAGTAGAGTTTTCGAGCGGAGTGCTCGTAATAAACAGTTAAACAAGAAGTTGGGTGCTTTAAGTTCAAAGAAAGAATGATAGTTACATACTGAAGGGCGCCTTGGTGGCGCCTTTTTTATGTTCGTGTATTTTTCTGCCGCTTCCACTCCCGATCCACCGCACGTTTCGCCGTCGCCTTGCTGGCGTACAGGTGGTGGAGGCGTCTCGGCCTGGTCTGGTCGCCGGCAGTGATGGTGTGCTGCTTGCCGGTCTTCTCGTCGCGGTACCAGGCCAGGATGCCGGTGTAGTTGGTGCTCTCCTCGGCCAGGTCGGCTACGTCGTCACCATCTGGCAGCTTCGACTCCAGGTCGAGGCTGGTGGTGAAGCTCTCCGGAGTGAACGAGTGCCGCAGGTTGCCGCCCAGCCAGACGATGGCCGCGATTTCCGCTTTGATACCGGCGAGGGTGTACGTCTGGTCGGGTAGCAACTCCGGCCGGCCCCTGGCGAGCGTGTAGGACAGCGTGGCAGTGCCGCGCTGCAGGCGTTTCCACTCGGCGCGCGCGGCGCGAACGGCGCTTTGCTGGTCGGCGTAGGTGTGCCGCAGTTCCTTGATGTTCTCCCCGCCGCCGGCGATGGCCTCCTTCTTCTCGGCGCTGTTGATCTCGTAGTAGTAGGCCTTCACGCCGGTGTAGGCGTCGCGGTCGGCTTCCAGGTAGCGGTGCTGGTCGCCGTCCTGGCGTGTCAGCACCACATGCGGCAGGGCCAGGCCGCTGGCGGAGGTGCTCTTGCCGGTGGGCATGAACAGCAGCCGGCCGGCCTTCACCGTCGCGATGGCGTCGTGCTCGCTGCCGAGGCGGGCCAGCAGGTTGGCGTCGGACTCGTTGGCCTGGTCCAGGTGCAGCAGCTCGATGGCGCCCAGGGCGGCACTGATCACTGCGGTGAGACCGTGCGCCGAGGCGATGGCCTGCACCACCGCGCCGAGGGTGGTGGCGCTCCAGCTGCGCTCGCGCTTCTTCTTCAGTTCGCCGCGCAGATCGACACTGCGGCCGCGGATGTTGATCACGTCCGGCGCGCCGCTGTGTTCGGTCTCGTCCACCGTGTAGCTGCCTTTCTCGATCAGGCCAGTGTCGCTCCAGCCCAGCCACAGCTGCACGCTGGCGCCGCGCGGGGGAATGGCGAGCAGGCCGTCGTGGTCGCTGAGGGTGATTTCCAGCTGATCGGCCTCGATGCCGCGGTTGTCGGTGAGCTCGATGCTGATGAGACGCTGCTCGACGGCGGCGGTGATGTCGTTGCCATTGACCATGACCCGACAGATCGGCCGTGGATAGTTGCTCGCCTCGCGGTAGCTCTTGGCGGCGCTGCCGAGGTAGGTCTCGGCCATCTCCAACAGGCTCACAGAATCTGCCTCAGGATGTTCCCGGCGCTGCTGATGGTGCTGCCGAGTAGGTCTACGCGGCCGTCGTCGATGCGCTTGAGCGAGAGGGTGAACTCGATGCGCCGCGCGGCGCCGTCGCCGAAGAAGATCGTGCGGGTCTCGCTCAGGCTCTCGATGATCCAGACGCCGTAGATGCGGCCGGTGCCCTCGATCAACGGGTAGGCCTTGCCGGTGTCCGCCATGCTGCGCAGCGTATCGAGGCTCAGCACGCTACCTGCGAGGGCTGGCAGCAGGACGCCCTGCAGGGTGATGCTCTCGTCGCCACGGCCGAGGAACTGGCGCGCGGGGTTGGTGCCGATGCGGCTGGTGCTGCCGTGGCGCCACTCGGTCTGGCGCTGGAAGTCCTGGTAAGCGGCGGTCTCCAGGCTGAACACGAACATGCCGAATGCCATCAGGGCCATGCGGTTCACTCCTTGTCGGTGATGCGGCTGCGGGCGTTGACCTGCCGGCGGTTATCGAGCTTGGCCACCTCTGCCGCCACCAGGCGCGCGAGCTGTTGCTCGTTCATTCCGGGCGCGGCTTGCACCTGGATGATGATCGGCGCCGGTTGTGCCGCTATCGGTCGCGCGGATGTTCCCGCAGGGGCCAGCGGGGGGCGGGTGTCCAGGGCCAGGGCCGAACCGCTGGCGCCGATCGTCAGCGCGCCGGCAGCGGCCAGTTGCTTGGCGAGGTCGAGCACGGCCGATAGCGGTCCCTTCTGGCCGTCTGCGAGGCCCTGCTCGAGGCCGGACATGGTGAACCCGCCGAGTTCGGCGAAGACGCGGGACGGCGAGTGGATCCCCAGCTTCTGCTTGAACCAGCCGACGGTGTTGTCGCCCACCGCGCTGATGGCCTTCTTCACGTCCCCCAGCTTGTTGCGGATACCGTTCACCAGTCCGTCCAGGAGCATGCCGCCGAAGGCGGAGAATTTGCCCGGCAATTCGACGCCGAAGTAGCTCATGATCGCGGCGAAGGCCCGGTAGAACAGGCCAAGAGGGCTGAAGTCCATGATCAGCTTGCCGATCCCGGCGAGTCCGCCGTTGAAGCCGGCTTTCACCTCTTCCCACAGGCCCAGGAAGAAGGCCTTGATGGGCGCCCAGTTCTTGTAGATCAGGTAGGCCGCGCCGGCGATGGCGGTCACCGCCAGGCCGATGGGGTTGAGCATCAGCGCCCGGCCGATCAGCAGCACGCCGCGCAGGACCAGTGGCAGCGCGTTGCGGCCGAGGTTGAGCAACGAGCCCGCCAGGCTGGCGCCCTGCAGGCCGAACAGTGTCAGGCCGTAGCGCACCATGGCGAACGGCCCAAGGAAGCTGGCCAAGGCCAGGGTCACGGCGCCGAAGCCGGCCGCCAGTGCCGCCACGCCAGCGACGACCCTGAGTATCTGCCCAGTGAGTTCGGGGTTCTCCTTGACCCAGGCGCTGACCTTGGCGAGCACCTGGTTGAAGCTTTCGACCAGGCTGATGATGGTCGGTCGCAGTGTTTCGCCCATGCTGGCGGAGAGATTGAAGGTGCGGTTCTTCGCCATCTGCAGGCGGGCGGAGAGGGCCTCGGCGCGAATATCTGCCTCACGCTGCATCGAGCCCTTGCCGGCTTCGGAGTTGGCGAGCTGAAGCTGGCGGCGGTACTCGCCCAGGTTGTTCGCGAGCTTTGCCGCGTCGTCGCCGAACTCCTTGCCGAACAGCTGAGTGGTGGCGCTGAGCTGCTCGGCCTGGGGCAGCTTCTTGATGGACTCCAGCACCATCTGCAGGGTGGCGGTGGAGTTTTTCGCCATGCCCTTCTGGATGGCGTCGGCTTGCAAGCCCAGGACTTTGAGGCCCTTCTGGAAGCGTTTCGGCTGCTCGTTGGCGATGGCCAGCTCGCGGATCATGGCGTTGGTCGCCGTCGCGGCCACTTCTGCGGACGAGCCAAGGCTCAGGAACGTCGAGCCGAGCGCGGCGGCGTCCTTGAAGCTCATACCCACGGAGGTGGTGATACCTGCGGTGCGCTGGAGGACGTCGATGATGTCGCTACCCTTCGACTGGGCGTTGTCGTCCAGGTAGTTGATCGCGTCGCCAAGCTCGCCCACGTTCTTGATGGGCAGCTTGTAGAGGTTGGCGATGCGCGCGAGGTTCTCGCCGATCTCGTCCGCCGGCAGTTCGAAGGCCGTGGCTGCGTTTGCCGCGGTTTCGGCGAAGACCAGCAGGTTGTCCTTGCCCTGGATGCCCATGCGCGCGCCGCCTTCGACGAGGGCGGCGATCTCGGTGGTGGCCATGGGTATGCGCTCGGCCATGGCCTTGATGGCGCTGCCCATGTCGTAGTAGGTCGCGGTGAGCTGGCCGTTGTCGTCGCGCGCGCCGTCTACCTGCTTTGCCACGCCCAACATCGCATCTTCGAAGTCGATGTAGCTGTTGGCGGCGCCGAGTATCGGCGCCCCCATGGCGGCACCTGCCGCGGCTGCGCCGGCACCATTGGCGGCCATGCTCCCGGCGAGGCCCTGGGACTTCTCGAAGGCCTGCTTGGCGGCGGCTACGCGTCGCTGCTGCGCGCCCAGGCGCCTGAGCCGGGCCTCCTGGTTGCCGATTGCCTGGTTGGCCTGTGCGATGCGCTGGCGCAGCTCGCCTTCGCGCTGGCCGAGGTTGCTGGTGCTGATGCCGGCCTTGCCGAGCTGGCCCACCAGGCGCTGTAGTTCGGCGCGCTGCTCGCCATGCTTGGCCTTGAGCTTGTCGACCTGGGCAGCGGCCGCGGCGAACGACTTCTGGAACCTCGCGGACGGGGCATCCATGCCCTGGAGCTGCTCGCGGTACTGGCGCAGCCGCTGCTGGGCGCCGGCGAGCTTCTCGGATGTCTGGCGAACCGCTTCGCGCTGGGTGCGCAGGCTGCTGATGTCCTTCTGCTGGGCCTGTAGGGCCTTGAGCTGGTCACGCGATGCCTTGAGCGCTCGGCCCATGCCGGTGCTGCTGCGAGTGACGGCGCGGATGGGCGCTGTGGCGCGGTCGATCGCCTGGAGGATGACCTCAAGCTTCAGGTTATTGGCCATTGTCAGGCTCCCAGCGCGTTCTGGCCCGCTCGCGCCATTCGATCAGGTCGGCCAGGCCCAGCGGGTCCATGTCCGCCGGCGCCCAGTGGAATACAAGCGCGAGGTCCGCCATGGCGTCCTCTACGCGACGAGGGACGCTTCCTTCGCCGATTTCTGCAGCAAAAAACCGGACACCGTGACGCCGCACGCCATCAGGTCGGCCGGGTCCATCGCGCTGACTTCCTGGGGCGTCAGGCTCGGGGAGGTGATGCGCGGCAGTACCTTGCTGAGCGCCTGTACGTCCATCTGCATCAGTTCGAGCAGGGAGACGCCGCGCAGCTCGCCGCTGGCCGGCTTGCGCAGGGTCAGCGAATCAATGGTGTTCGCGCCGCGGGCGATCGGCTTGTCGAGCGGGACGACGCCCTCGTTGGGGTTGCTGGCAGTGGTGGATTGCTCGGAAATGGTCATGGTCTGTTCCTCAGTAGACTAATGAGAAAATGCGCTACTCACGCTGGTTGAGCATTTCCTATGCGTTGTGCCATAGCGCAATACATGAACTCATCGGATAATTCATCTTGGTTGAGCGAAGATGGGAGCAGGGCTTTGCCTGAGAAGAAGGTGAAGTGAGAACCCTCGAAAGTGAGTGATATTTAGCTTTGGCTGGCAGGAGGCCTGCATGGAAACTTATAAGGTTCGTAGTGTTTCGGAGTTTATTGAACGTGTAAATGAACTTAGGAATGGGGCAGTTGATGGTGTCTTGTATCGTGGGCAAAGAAATTCGAACTGGCCTGTAGGTTCAGGTGCAAACCGCTTGTATAAGTACTTTTATAGTGTCAGCGAGAGGAGGGTTTTGTTTGGTGAACACAAACTGAAAAAAAACTTCCGAAATGGTGAGCGCCCCCTAAAACCTAGTTCGGTAAATGAATTTTTGAGCAAAGATCCCATTAGAATTACTGTGGCGGATGTCGCAACAGCTCAATATATCAGCAAACTGGAATCGGACGGGAAAATTAGTGATGACCTTAAGCGGGCTATCAGTGATTTTCATCATCGCCATGCTATAGGCGAAGCTGAGGGAAGCATCGCCGATGCATACGTAAAGTTTAAGGCTGAGCATGTTGCATACTACCCGGATGGAGGGCACATAAATTGGGACGTTCTTGCTCTTGCCCAACATTATGGAGTCCCAACGCGTTTGCTGGATTGGTCGCTTTCTCCTTTAGTGGCACTTTTTTTTGCGCTCGATAGCTCTGAGACAGAGGTGGTCGCTATATCACAATTAGAGGATAAATTGGGTATTGATTTTTCTGCTGCGAATTCTCGATTAGCAGTTTCTTCTGTTGAAAATGGTAGTGGTGGAGTTGAGCCTGCTTTTAAAGTTCCAAAGTACGATGCGGCTGTATTTGTTAATTATGCTAGAGCTGAATGGTTTACTGCTGAGTCATTAGAGGAAAGCTGTGGAGGGAAACCGGAGGATTTACTCGCTGCTCTTTCTGTAAGACATGATGATGTCTATTTGACGCCTAATTATTACAATCCCCGGTTGAGACATCAATCAGGTGTATTTTCAATTTCGAAGAACACCTTTGATCCGTTTAAGGGTGATCTTGTAAAGATTGAAATAGATAGAACTTTTTCCATGCTTATGCGCGTGGAGTTAATAGGTCTAGGTGTGACTGCTAAATCTGTGTATGGAGATTTAGAAGGCCTATGTAAGGATCTGCGTTTCTTAAAGTTTGGTGGGTTCAACGGAATTTAGACGTAGTTTTAAGGGCGTGTGTAATTCACGCCCTCTTTTCGTTAAATTCCGATGGCCTTTCGGTGGGCTGCGAGCAGGTCTTCGCCGTCGACGACGTGGATCATGTTCAGCAGGTCGATTTCGATGAGGGTTTCGCCGTCGACGCTGAGCTTGTAGTAGGTCAGCGTGGTAGTGATCTTGTGCTCGGTTTCCTCGCCGGGGCTGGCTTCGCCGAAGTCGATCTCTTCATGCCGGCCGCGGGTGACGATCTCCACCGCGCTGACGGTGCCGGAGTCATCCCGCTGGACGGAGCCGGCGAAGCGCAGTTGCACGCCGTCGGCGCGCACAGCGCCGAACTGGCGCAGCACGACCAGGTCCCAGCCGCCGAGGGTCCATTCCAGTTGCAGTCCGTCATCGCTGTGGCCGAGGTCGACCTTGACCGGACCGTCCATGCCGGCGGCGCGGAACGACTCCAGCTTCCGGCCGAGCTTGGGCAAGGTCACGGACTTGGCGACTCCGATGTAGCTGTTTCCGTCGTTGAACAGGTTGAGGTGCTTGAGCTTCTTGGGCAGGGCCATGTTGGTGCTCTCCTACGGCGCGGCCTTGGCCGCGCGGATAGATGGGGGGTTAGCCGGTGACGCCGGCGGCGAAGTTGACCAGGTAGCGGTCCGTGATGCGCTGGCGGAGCAGCAGGTTTTCCAGCGGCGGTACCGGGGTGTAGTCGTAATCCAGGTAGAGCTTGCCGGCCTTCAGCGTGGTGGCGTCGTTTGCCGCGGGGTCGTACCAGCACTCGCCACCGATCAGGTAGCCGTTGCGCACGAGCTCGCGGAACTTCGCGTTGATACCCTCGACGATGTCGCGCACCAGGCTCGCGTGCATGGGCTTGTCGACGGCCCAGAAGTGCCCTTCGGCCATCGTGTCCGCCAGTACCTGCGCGGTGCGAGTGTAGTTCTCGAACGCGAACAAGGGATCGGTGCTGCAGGTGCGCGAACCCCAGAAACGGAAGCCGTCGCGGCGGACCAGGGTGGTGACTTCTTCGGCGTTGAGCAGCCCGGCGTCGGTGGCGGGGTTCTGCAGGTCCCAGTAGATGTCCTTGCTCAGGCCCGACACGCCTGCCACGGGCACGTTCGACAGGGTCTTGTGCCAGCCGACCTGCTCGTCGAGCTTGGCGCGCAGGCCGAGGGCGCGAGCCACGGCAGCGGCCGGCTTCTCGGCGTTTGTGGTGGTGTCCCAGTTGATGAAGTCGGGCCAGATGAGCATGAGCTCGCGGGCGCCGAAGCCCTGGCGGTAGGCGCTGGCCTCGGAGACGGTTTCGCAGCTCCAGCAGTTCGCGTAGGCGAAGGCGCGCATCTTCTCGGCGATGGCGGCCAGCTCGGTGGTGACGGCCAGGTTGTCCAGGCCCGGTACGCCCAGGATACGCGGGCGCACGCCGAGCTGGGCCTCGGCGGCGAGCAGGGCTTTCATGCCGGTGTACTGGCCGCCGGCGGTGACGCCGCCGATGATGTTCGAGGTGGTTTCCTCGGCGGTTTCGCCGTCGGCGACGCGTACGACGACGGTCACCGGGCTGGCCTGGTCGGCGATCGCGTCGAGGCTGCGCGCCAGGGTGCCGGCGCTGCCGGCCTTGCCGGAGGCGGTCAGGACGTCGGTGAGCAGCACCGGCTTGTTGAGGGGGAAGGTGGTGGCGTCGGCATCGTCAGCGGTGCAGACCATGCCCACCACGGCGGTAGCGACGGTGCGGATAGGGCGCGTGCCTTCGTTGATTTCAACGACGCGGACGCCGTGATGATAGTCAGCGGCCATGAGGTGTGCCTGTGCAGGTGGATGACACTGCACAGGCTGCCGCGCGCGCGGCGAGGGGGCGAGGAGGTGGGCTTGTAGTTCGGGCGACTACAAGACGCCGTCGGCGAAGAGGGCGTCGAGCCAGTCCGGTGCGACCGGCCGGTGTTCTGCGAGTGGAAACTCGCCGGACTCCGGCCAGTCGCGCAACTGTCGGCGGTACGCCTGCAGCGCCTGGTATTGCTCCGTGCTGAGCGTCGTGGGACCAACCTCGAGCTCGTCGCGGTGACGGGCGACCAGAGCGTCGGTGCCGTCGAGCTGGCGGTCGCGCCAGTTACGTTCGATTGCCGCCAGCGCTTCTACGGAGGGCGGCGGTGGTTCCTTCGTCATGGGTTGGCCATCGGAGTCTGAGCAAATCTCCCGGCCGGCCTCCTGCTCCTCCATGATCTTATTGTAAGTCTCGGTGCTGACAGGGATTCCGTCTGCTGGCCAGCCGCTGCCGGCTTCATAGATTTCTCGCAATGAGACCGGGTAGAAGGCCCCTACGGAGGGTGAAAAAACATAGTCACTGGCGCTCATCGGCCGAATGCCTCCCAGAACAGAACCATCTGTAGTTGGTACCCGTTTTCCACAGTCGCACCTGTCTTCGTTAGGTTGTAGAACGAAGTGCTCGCGTCGGTACCGGGGTGGAAATTTGCTGTCTGACCGGCGAAGCCACCCAGGCAGACATTTGGGAAGGGGATGGGAAAGGTGATGGCTGCGGTGCCGTCTCCGGCGACAGTTACTCGCCCCCACTGGCGGATGAGCCCAGTATCGTTGTCCCGCCACCAGCCACTCGATCCCAGCGAGGCTGTGGCGATAGTGCCTGCGCCAATATTGCTGCGGGCCGTTGCCGCGTTGTTCGCGCCAAGACCGCCGTGAGCGAGAGGTAGGATGCCAGAGGTTATCTGGTTCGCATCGTGAGAATGTCCAGTAGCCGCAAAGTCAGTTGGACGGAAGTCGCCGTCGTGCCATAGCCGGCGAGTGGGTGTCCACTTCCCATCATTTTTGGTTGAGCGAACATGTACGTGTACTTCATTCGCCCCTTGCATGATGCCCAGCTGAGCGGAGTATCCATCTGTAATATATGGAATATTGATCAAGCTGCAGTAATTGACGAAGGATGTTGGCCCCGTTGCATATCCGTAAAACCCTCCAGCTAGGCCAACGGTGTCTATGCCGGCGGTTGGTGCGATATTTCCAGCGAGTCCAAAACTACCGATCTTGATGCCGTCGGTGATGCCATAGCCAGCCAGGCTCGTCGGTTTGCCGCTACTGATTTTGGACCAGTCCAGTCCGGGTATATCCGCTGCCTCCAGCGCCGCGCCGCCTGTGACCAGGCCCTTTGCGTTGACGGTGACTTTGGGGTATGTGCCGGTACGTACTCCGGTGTTGGAGAGGGTAAGAGGGCTGCTCACGCTGGTCGAGCCGTCGAAGCGCGCGGACCAGGTCGCGTCACCTGTCGCGCTTAGCGTGATTGCGGCAGCCAGTCGGTTGGCCGTGGTGGCGTTGCCGGTGATTGAGGCCGGCAACTGGCCCGCTGCGTTCAATCTGAGCAGCTTGCTTGCGGTCGCCACGGTGACCGCCTCGCTGACGTGAAGTGCATCAGTGATGCCATAGCCCGCCAAAGTGGTGGACTTATCTGCTTTCGGGGCGAGCAGCGCGTCGGTAGCCGTCTTGGTATAGGCATCGGTGATGCCATAGCCCCCCAGCGTGGTGGCCTTGTTCGCCTTCTGTGCCAGCAGGCCATCGGTAGCAGCCTTGGTGTAGGCATCGGTGATGCCATAGCCGGCCAGCGTGGTCGGGTTACTGCCGGCGGTGACGATGCCGTTGGCGTTGACGGTGACCGCACGGTAGGTGCCGGCGGCCACGCCGGAGGCTGGCAGGGCGATGGTGCGGTCGGCGGACAGGTCGCCACCGCCGACCAGGCCGTTGCCGGCCAGCACCTTGCGTCCCTTGAAGTCCGCGGCAACCTTCGCTGTCACCCAGTCCTGGGTGGCGTAGACGATGCCGTCGTCGATGATCAGTTCGACGTGCTCCATGCCGGATAGGATGATCTGCACGCGGATGGTCTGGGTGCGCGCGCTGCCGCTTTCCACCGCTGCCTTGAAGCTGGGCGGGCAGTTGGCGACCGCCACGAACTTCCCGTCGGCGTCCTCGAGGCCGATTTCCCGTATCCAGAAGCCGCCGATGGTTATCGGCAGTACCAGCTCGGCGACCAGCACGTTTGCGCTCTGCTCGGAGACGAACAGACGGTTCAGTTGAGCGCGGTAGCGCTGGCGGAGCAGCTCAGTCTGAGCGGGCGAGGGGATGGGGTCAGCCGTCTCGCCGGGCGCGCCGCCGGCGTCACCGATGAGCATATGGGTGGGCTGCCACTTCTTCCCGGCCTCGCTCGCCGCGATCAGCGCTGCCGCGCCGATGTCGGTGAGCAGGCCGCCGTACTTGGGAGTCGTCATATCACTGCTTCCAGGGGCTGATTTCCAGGGTGTCGCCGTCGATCGTCGCCAGGCCGTGGCGGGCCAGGATGTCCGGCGTGATGCGCAGGTCCAGGCGGGTCAGGTGTCGGCTGACTGGGCGCACGTCGTCGAGCAGGCGCTCGAGCTCGAGCACGGTCTCTTCGTCGAGACCGTTGTCGCTGACGTCGACGGTGATTTCGAATGTGCCGGGCACGCCGGCAGGGGTTTGCTGCCACCACTCGAGGATGTCTGTCAGCGAGCCGATGGGCTCGACTACGCGACGTAGGGCGGACAGGGTCCCTTTGTGCGAGTGGACGAGGTAGGCATCCCGAATGACCTGGCGCTTCACACGCTCCGGCCAGGTGCTGTCCCAGCGATCGACAGAGAACGCCCAGGCCAGGTACGGGAGAAGGGCGACCGGGCAGGTGCTGGGGTTCCATAACTGGCGCAGCGGGATCGGAGCCCGCTCGATCTGCGCCAGGGCTTCGGCGGCCAGGCGCTCGAGCGCGGTGGCGTTGTGCGGGAGCAAGTTGAGCATCACTCGTCTCCCAATGTCAGCGTAATGCCGACGCAGTATGGCGCTTGGGCCGGTGTGGCTGCGATGTCCGACCAGTTGCTGAGCGTGACTTTACTCACGCCTTCCACATGCAGAGCCGCATGCACCGCCGATTCGGATACCTCCATACCCAGGCGTCGACGCTGATGGACGTATGCCGTCAAGCGAGCCCGGGCGGCATCGAGTATCGGCTCGGATTCCGGGCCGATCGTGGCCAGGTAGAGCGTTGCGTCGACACGGTATTCGAGCACCTCGGCGGACTGGACAGTCAGGCGGTCCGCGACTGGGCGACGGTCGGCGTCGTTGAGGTAGGTGTCGACGATAGCCAGTAGGTCCGCCGGGGCGCTGCCATTGCCCTGGGCGGCCTGCACCGTCACCACGACAACGGCAGGCGATGGGCTGACGGCCGAGGCATCGCCGACGCGGCCGTCGGCGGCGCGGGCGTGGAAGATGTAGCTGTTACGCGGCCCCGCTGTGCTGAGGCCTTCCCATGCCATCTGCGCGCGCTCGCGCAGGCTGTCGTCGTCTTCCAGCACCTCGGCGACCGGTGGCACGGCTGATGGGTCGCCAGGGGTGACAACCAGGCGCTGGACGTTGTAGTTCGCTGCCACCTGATCCAGGTCCGCGCCCTTGGCGCTGGCCAGCATGGTCGCGAGCGCGGCCTCGTTCACGCGCTGCCGCCAGATGGTTTCACGGTACGCATTTTCCTGCAGCAGCTTGGTGAGGGGCTCTGACTCCAGTTCCAGGGTGGCGGCCACCTCGGCCTGCTGGTCTGCGGGCCATAGGGAGACGGCGTAAGCCTTGCGCTCGGCGAAAATCTGCTCGTAGTCGAGCGGCTCAACGACGCTGGGCGCCGGCAACTGGCTGAGGTCTATAGCGGCGAAGGTCTTCACGCCAGGGCTCCGAGGTTGAGCGGCACCCGCAGACTGAGAGGCTCGTTGGTGTCGGTCAGCGTGGCGACCAGGTCAAGAACCGCATCGCCAGCGGCGGTCCCCAGGCTGAGTTGCACACTACGGAGCCGAATGCGGGGTTCCCAGCGCATCAGCGCCATCGCGGTTGCCGCGTAGGCCTGCAGCCTGGTGGTGCTGTTGAGAGGCCAGTCGAGCAGGTCGACCAATTGGCTGCCGTACTCGCGCCGCATGACCCGACTGCCCAGCGGGGTGGTGAGGATGTCCGCGATGGACTGTGCCAGATGCGCGCGGTTGAGCAGGGTGCTCCCGGACGTGTTGCTCATGCCGATCATTGCGGTGGGCTCGTTGGCGCGCCGAGGTTGCCGATGTGGACATGCTCGACAAGGCTGATACCGGCGGCGACCACGTCGTCGCTGACGGTGACTTTTCCGGTCACGGTCTGATTGCCGGTCTGGGTGTAGTTGCCCTCGTGGGTGATGTCGCCAGTGAGGATGATACCGCCGGTACTCACCAGCTCGGTCGTGCCGCCGCCGGGAAGGATGGCGCGCAGGAAGTGCGCGGCGCTGTCGTACTCGATGACCGCGCCGTCGCGGTATGTCGTGCGGTGCAGGGCTGGGCGATCGCCATTGGCCGGCTTGCTGTCGCTGAACAGGCCGCAGATGGCGATGCCCTGGGCGAGGTTTCCAGACGGGCTCAGGTAGACAACCTGCTCGCCAACGGTCGGCGGATTCCACTCGCGGTCCTCGCCGGCGCGTGCGCTGAGCCATGGGCGCCAGGCGGTGAGGATGTCGCCGGATTTCACGCGGACACGAGCTTTCACCTCGTCGACCTCGGCGATGGTGCCGTAGCGAACCAGGTTTTCAATTAGGCGGGAGAGCGCGGCGTAGTCGTTCATGCCGCTGATGCTGCGGCTCGCGCGCGTGGGATGCACTGGTCTGGGGGTGTAGGAGGAGGTGCTACAAGCGCGGTCAGCTGACCAGGTGCTGCAAGAGCTCGTCGCGGATCATGTCGATTTCCGTATCGGTGAAGCCGAGCAACTCGCGGCGCTCGTACTGCACTTCGGCCTGGCCGCGCTCGGGGCGGTCGCGCAGGCCTTCCTGGTGGACGCGCGCAATCCGGGCGACGCGGCCCAGGAAGGCGATGGCGATAGCCTCCGGGGTGCTCTGCAGGCGCAGGTACCTGGCCTGGCGCAGCTTGGTGAACATCTGTCGCTTGATGCGGCCGGCCTTGCCGCGCAGTTGCTTCGGCTTGCGCTTGGCATAAGGCGATCCGTCCGGGTTGCGCTGGGCGGCCACGCGCTGCTGCTGACTGCGGCGCAGTTTGTGGCCGATGGACTGGTTGAGCCGGCGGCGCTCGCCCGGTTCAAGCTTCGCCAGAAGGGCGCCGGCCCAGTCTTCCAGGGCGCTGAGCTTATCCATGGCGACGGGGGTGCGGCATGTCCAGGTCTCCAAGGGCGTCGCTGGCGGTGCTCTGCCATTGCGCGAGCAACATGTTTTCGGCGTACAGCTGCCAGTTGCCAGCCGGAAGGAAAGGTTCGAGCTGCGGCTCGTCCGGGTGGGTCACCTCGAGCCGGCCGTCGTCCAGCTTCTTGACGATGACGCGCTCGGTGAGGGGCAGCTTGATGGACAGGTCGACCTTGCTGTTGTCGAGTACGTCGGCCTCGAAGGCGACGGCCTCCTTGCCCTTGTCCTGGTTGGCCAGCAATTCGTGCTGGTTGACCATCAGCCAGGCCAGCAGGGGAATGAATACGGCATCTGGGTGGCCGGCGAACTCGGTCAGGATCACGTTGAGGGTGTAGCTGTACTCGAACGATAGGCCCGCTTCCGCAGTGCTGCGGGCGCTGCCGTTGTCTATGAACACGAGCAGGCGGTCGGGGTTGTTGGCCAGCTCCGGGACCGCGGCCAGCAGGTGTGTCTTGAGGCTGTTGGGCTTGTTCACGGTGGTGGACTCGCAGGGTACTGGTTGTGGTTGTAGATCGCGTCGACCTTGGCCGCACACTCAGCCCAGGCACTCAGGAGGTAGTCGCTGTCGTCACTCAGCTCGCCGTTGCTCCGCAACTCCGCCGGCAGCAGGCTGCAGCGCGTGACGATCGGACAGCCACTGACGATAACCGTCGGCTCCGGTGATGGCGGGGCGCTGGTGCAGCCGGCGAGCAGAGTCAGGCAAAGGCTGATCGGCCCAGGCACGAAGTGTCGGATCATGTCGCTTCAGCTCCTGTTTCTCGAGGTGATCGGCGGCGCGGGCCTGGCGCAAGGCATCCAGGCTGGCCTGCAGGCCTTCCTGTGCGGCGCGCTGCTGTGCGAGCTCGCCACCGAGGCGGGTGATGGTGGCGGTCTGCCGGGCGTTACGCTCCAGAGCGACCTGGAGCTTGTTCTCTGCGCGCGCTGCACGAGCCTGCTCGGCCTGGAGCTTCTGGTAGGTGCCCCAGAGCAGCAGGGCCAGGGCGCCGAGCAGGGCGAGGCCGTACAGAGCCTGGCGCAGCGTGCTCAAGCGGCGTTCTCCCTCATGGCTTCGCTGTGCCGGGCATAGGCCCGCTCAAGCTTCACGTCGTAGAGGTTTCGGGCGTATGCCGGGCCGTTGTAGCGCCGGGCGAACTCGGTCCACTTGCGCCCTTTCAGCGCCCTGAGCAAGGCGGGGTCGGCCTCGATGAAGCGAACGAAGGCTTCCAGGTGCTCAGCCTCGCTGCTCTGCATGCGGGTGACGAACTCGGCGACGCTAGCGTAGCCGAGGCGCTCGGCGTGGTAGCCCATCACCTGGAAGGCACCCCAGCTGGTGGATTCGTCGGCGGCGAGGGCGTCGAGCATTCGCGCCTGGGCGAGACGCTGGTACTCGCCGCTGCCGCCGATGTAGCCGCCGGGTTTCGGGTTGACCAGCATGGAGTGGGCGGCTGCGAGTTCGTCGGCGCGTGCCTGCAGCGACACTTTGTCATCGTCGGGGTGACGGGGGAGCGCGAGACGTTGGTACATGATGTGCCGCTCGTACAGGATCGCGGCCTTGCCGTTGTCCAGGAAGCCAGCGCCCGCGCTTTCAACTTCGTTGACGGCCAGTACGCTGGCCAGCGGCACGCCCAGCCGGGTGGCCGCGGCTTGCAGGTCGCGCAGGCGCAGGAAGCGCGCCGGATCGGCGCCGCCGAGGACGGCCTGGGTCTTATTGCCCGCGACGCCGTCCGGGACCATGCCCACCGACTGCTGGAAGGCACGGACGGCGCTCTCGGTTGCATCACCGAAAGCACCGTCGACGGCGAGGGTAGCGCCCCGCTGGTTGAGTTGCTGCTGCAGGACGCGCACGGCTTGGCCGCGGCTACTGTGTTTGAGTGCCTGGCTCATAGCTGGTCTGCCTTGCGGTTGTAGAGGCGCTTGAGGCCCTGGCGGATCACGTCGGCGCCGAGCAGACCGATGACTCCGCCGAAGAACGGGGCGAACTCCACCGGGATGCCGAACAGGGCCAGGCCGTTGCTCACTGCCAGGGTGATGAGCCCGCAGACGAGGCCCTCGCCGGCCGCGCGCCGGAGGCTCCCTCCGCTGTACATGAGGCGAGCGGCGGCTAGCGCAGCGGACAACGCGGCCGCGTATACCAGCGGATGATGTTGCTCGAGCCACGCGATGAGCATGGCCCAGGTCTCGGGGCGGTCAGGCATCTGTTGCATTCCTTGCGTCCTGTGGATGGGGAGTAGCCAGGGCGCGGCGGCGACGGCCGCCGGCGAAGTCGGTTGTCAGTCCCATAGGTTCACCACCTGGCGCTGCTCGGCCTGGGGCGCGGCGTCGGGGAGGATGACGCGGGTTCCGTGCGGGATGATCGGACCGAGGTCGGCCAGGCCCGGGTTGGCGTCGAGTACCGTCTCGGTCACGCCGGCGGTGCGCCCGTAGTAGTGCCAGCAGATGCTGTCGACGGTGTCGCCCTGGGCAGCGATCACGACGGCCATCACAGCAGTTCCACCGTGGTATGGCTGATGCCCAGGATGGTCCGCAATGCCTTGCGGGCGTCGCGGCGCAACTGGTCCGGGCTGGAGTGCTCTTCGGTAACCTTCTGGTCGCCGCTGTTGGTGGCGTCGAAGCTGTTGTATCGCTCGATCAGCTCCGCCAGGGCGCCGCAATAGATCACGCGGCGGTAGAGGTGCAGCAACTGGCTTTCGCCCTTGATATTCGGCGCCGGTACCTCGGCGAGGCTGTCGATGCCCTCGGCCTCCCGCGCCGCCCGATAGCCGGCGAGCTCGCGGTTGGCCTCGATCATGGTATTGACCGTCGCCACCTCGAGGCGGGCATCGGTGACGCTGGAGTCGATGCGCATGGCGGCGCGCAGCTGCTGGCCGTCGACATCCGGCCAGAAGGTGTCGTTGCTGATGGGGTATGGCGCGCTGGTGGTGCTGCCGGCGACGAATCCGCTCATGCCTATCGCTCGTATGGGTCGGCGGTGGTCAGGGCGTCACAGCCAGGCAAGGAGGAAACCTGCTGATCAGCCCCGAGCCGCCGGGGTTGCGGGGGACCGCTCGGTTAGCTGGCGGGGCCAGCGTGTTTCTTGAGGAGGCGCTCGGCTCGCTCCAGGTCTTTCTTGCCGCCGCAGCTGTCGTGCTGCTGGATGGCCTCTTTCAGCAGGTCAATGCCGGCCTGTATCTGGCCCGGCTGGCCGGGGTTGTTCTCGTCCAGGCCTGCCAGGGTGGAGCGGCCCAAGGCGAGGGTGAGCTTGGCGCGGGCTTCGTCTGGCATGTCCTGCTCGGCGGTGAGCACGGCAGTGCGGGTGAGGATGTCGTGCGGGAACACGCCGCCGGACTTCTGGACGGTGAGCGCAGCCTGGGCAACTTCCTCGGCCACCAGGCAGCCGGTGGTGCGGTTGAAGCGGTTGGGCGTTTGCAGGTTGTGGCGCAGGACGTATTCGGCAATATCCAGACCGCCGGCGTAGTCACCCGCGTCGAAGCGCCAGACCATTACGTAGGCCATAACGTCGTCTTGGGCTCCCTGGCCGGCGGCGAGGACGCCCTCGACGTAGGGGGCATAGTCCGGGAGCAGCTCGGCCTTGACCTTCGCCTTGTTCTGCTGCGACTGGACCTGCTTGAGGCGCAGCTGGTCCTGCTGAAGCTTGGCGAGCATCAGCTCGTAGCTGGTGAGGCCGTCCATGAGCGCGGCAGGGGCGGTAGCAGCCGCCTCCTGGGCTGCGCGTTTGCGCAGCTGGTTGCGTTGGGCGAGGGTCAGGGCCATGGCGTTATACCCGCTCGATTTTTTCGACCAGGGCGATGAGGCCGAAGTCTTCGACGACGTAGGCGTCATTGGAGGATTGGTAGTCGGCGATGCGGTCGTATTCCGGCTCGTCCTTCAGGTGGCGGCGGCGGGCGCCTTCCTGCCAGTAGATGGACAGGTTGCTCAGGACAGTGACCAGTACGGTGCCGGCCGGGAAGAAGGGGGCGTCGACCACCGGCAGGCCACCCAGGCGGGCGCGGCTGACGATCTCCTGGGCGGCGTTTTCTTCCTGGTTGGAGGCGGCGCCTTTCTCGACGGCGGCGAGCAGCTTCTCATGCATCAAGTCACGCGAGACCATGACGACCAGGTTCGGGTGGTTACGATGCCACGGGTCGAGCATCTGCACGGCGTCGAAGACCAGGCCGTCGAGGGTCTTGTAGTCGCCAGTGGCGCCTACGGTGACCTTGCCGGCTACGGCGCCTTCATCCAGTACACGCTCCGGCGCGGTGGTGCGTACCTTCTGCAACCAGCCGATGTTGACGTCCTGCAGCAGCGGGTTGGCACCGCGATCAGTCACCACGGCAGCGGAGGTGCCGTTGAAACCGATCATGATGCGGTCGAGGGACTGACGCTCGATGATGGCGTTGGTCAGGCGCACCTGGAAGTCGGGGAACTTGGCCCAGGCGTCGAGCAGCGCATAGGGGAACGCCGTGTCGAAGTTGGTTTGCTTGCAGGCGTAGCTGTCCTTGGTCAACTGGGAGACGTCGGCCGGGTTGCGGCGGTTGCCGGCTGCCGTGTTGGTACGGCTAGCGATGGGGCCGTTGACGCCGGCGAGCAGGGCTTCGCCCGTCTGTTCGTTGACGCCGATCAGATTGATAGCCTTGAGGAAGGCGCTGGATTCCTGCATGGCGCTTTCCAGCGTCTGCTGCACGCTGGGGGCGACGTTGAATTTCTCGGTGGCACTGGCTACGCCGTTGAGCAGGGCAATTTGTGCGGCCAGGGCGGTGAAGGCGAGGCGGGTTGCATTACGCATTGGGGGTTCTCCGGGGGCGATCTGGGGGTCAGAACTGGGTCAGCACTTTGCCGTCGCCGCCTTTGACGGGGGGGCGCTGATGCTGGCTGTGGTCTTCGGTTTCACCCAGGCGCTTGACCAGGTCGGCGAACTCGCCGGCCAGTTTTTCGTGGGCGGTTTTCAGGGTGGAGAGCGCGGTGCGCTCGGTGGCGAAGGCCTCGCCCTGCTCCATGGCGTGGTTGGCGAGTGCCTCCACGGCCTGGCTCAGCTCGGAGAATTGGGCGTCATCCTTGACCGACTTGTCCTTGCTCTTGCCGAGGGCCTCCATGACCCGGTTGAACAGGCCGAGGGCCTTGTTTTCGGGCTCGGTGACTTCCTCGAATTCGATAACCACCTCTTCGGCGGCGGTGAACAGGTTGTCCTTGGCCTTTTTGCGCGAGGCTAGGGTGCCGTGCTGGGCGCTGAAGGACAGCGCCTCGGTACCCAGGCTGGCCGGGGTATCGGTAATGGCCAGGCCTACCAGATAGGCCTTGCCGGTGTCGGCGAACTCCGGCTGCACCTCGATGGAGGTGTAGATCTTCTGGCCGGCCTTGTTCAGGGCCAAGAGGGCGTCGTTGGGCTCCAGCTGGGCGAGCAGGGCGAGCTTCTTGTCGCCGTTGATCTCGACCTCTTCGGCCTTGAGGGCGACAACGTCGCCATAGGCGCCGAACTCACCACCCGGCCAGGCCCATTTGATGTGCTCGCAGTTGATACGGGCGCCGTAGGTATTGGGGCTGTACTGGGCCGCCATCTGCTCGATCCAGGTGCGCTCGATCTTGCGCCCGTCGGTGGTGGCGCCTTCTACGGCAATGCGGGTCCACTTGGAGCGGAATTTCTTGGCGGGGGCGGTGCTGGCCATGCGGGCTGTCCTCGATGCGTTGGCGGCGATTGCCGTTGCGTTGAGGGCATGGTCGGCACAGGGGAGAGGCGCGGCAACGCGCGAAGGTTGTAGCGGGAGCCTCTACAGAGCGCGCTGGTAGGGGCTCGCGCGCGCGAGCGGCAGCATCGGCGCCATGAAGACCATCGTCGATTTGCCCACCGATCCCCGCCGCCATGCCAAGCATCTGTATTGGCAGGGTTTCCGTATCTGCGAAATCGCCGAGCTGATCGACGAGAAGGAAAAGACCCTTCACAGCTGGAAGGCGCGCGACGAGTGGGACCGCGCCACGCCGCTGGAGCGAATCCAGGCCGCGACCGAAGCCCGCCTCGTCCAGCTGATCCTGAAGGACCCGAAGTCGGGCGCTGACTACAAGGAAATCGATCTACTCGGCCGACAGTTGGAGCGGCAGGCGCGGATTGAGCGCTTCCAGGACGGCGGGACCGAGACGGACCTAAATCCGAACATCGCCAAGCGCAACGAGGGGCCGAAGAAGGCGCCCAAGCGCAACGAGCTCAGCGAGGAGCAGATCGAGACGCTGGTCGAGGCCTTCCGCGATAGCTGTTTCGACTACCAGCTCGACTGGTACCGCGCGGGGAACATGCGCACACGCATGATCCTCAAGAGCCGCCAGATCGGGGCGACGTTCTACTTCGCCCGCGAGGCGCTGATCGACGCGATCACAACCGGGCGCAACCAGATTTTTCTTTCCGCCTCGAAGGCGCAGGCGCACCAGTTCAAGACCTACATGCAGTCGTTCCTCAACGAGGTGCTTGGCGTGAAGCTGAGCGGCGACCCCATCGTGCTCTGGAACAACGCCGAGCTGCACTTCCTGGGCACCAACTACCGCACGGCGCAGGGGCGCAGCGGCAACTTCTATTTCGACGAGTTCTTCTGGGTGCATGGCTTTGCCGAGATCAACAAGGTGGCCTCGGGCATGGCGCTGCACAAGAAGTGGCGCAAGACCTACTTCTCAACGCCCAGCAGCATGGCGCACCCGGCCTATAGCTACTGGACCGGCGAGCGCTTCAACAAGGGAAAGCCGACTGCCAAGCATATCCAGCTGGACGTGAGCCACGAGGCGCTGCAGCAGGGGCGGTACTGCGAGGACCGCATCTGGCGGCAGATCGTCACCATCCTTGACGCCGAGGCGCGCGGCTGCGACCTGTTCGACCTGGACGAGCTGCGCGACGAGTACGATGCGGCGGCTTTCCAGAACCTGCTGATGTGCCAGTTCGTCGACGACGGGCAGAGCATTTTCCCGCTGTCGATGCTGCAGCCGTGCATGGTGGAGAGCTGGGACTGGCCGGACTACAGCCCCTTCGCGATGCGCCCGTTCGGCGAACGGCCGGTCTGGCTGGGGTATGACCCGGCTGAGAGCGGAGACTCTGCAGGCCTGGTAGTGGTTGGGCCACCGCTGGTGGCCGGCGGCAAGTTCCGCATCCTGGAGCGCCATCAGTTCCGCGGCATGGACTTCACCAGCCAGGCCGAAACGATCCGGCAGGTGACCCGCCGTTACAACGTTGCCTACATCGGCATCGACACGACGGGACTGGGCAGTGCTGTGGTGCAGCTTGTGCGCCAGTTCTTCCCGGCGTTGAAGACCTTCTCCTACAACCCCGAGGTCAAGACCCGCCTGGTGATGAAGGCCTGGGATGTGATCAGCAAGGGGCGCCTGGAGTTCGACGCCGGATGGGTGGACGTGGCGCAGTCTCTCATGGCCATCCGCAAGACCGTGACCCCTGGTGGGCGCCAGTTCACCTACACCGCCGGCCGCAATGACAACACCGGCCACGCCGACCTGGCGTGGGCGCTTTTTCACGCACTGCACAACGAGCCGCTGGAGGGCCAGACCGTGGCCAACACCGGCATCATGGAGATCTACTGATGAGCAAACGGCGCGACCGCCACCAGCGAGTGGCCACTACGGAGCAGGCCCGTGAGAGCGAGCTGCTGGTCAAGGGCGAGGGCGGGAAGTCGATGGCCTTCACCTTCGGGGACCCGGTGCCGGTACTCGATGGGCGGGAGATTCTGGATTACCTGGAGTGCTGGGCCAATGGTCGGTGGTATGAGCCGCCGGTTTCGCTGGATGGATTGGCCCGTTCGACGAAGGCGAGCGTGTATCTGCAGTCGGGGCTCAGCTTCAAGCGCAACGCGCTGGCCCGTACCTTTATCCCACACCGGCTGCTGAGCCGGTCGGCGTTCGAGCAGATCGTCATGGACTGGGGGTGGTGCGGCAACCTGTACCTGGAGAAGCGCGACAACATGCTGCGCCAGACCCTGGGCCTGCAGCCATGCCTGGCGAAATACATGCGGCGCGGTACCGACCTGGTGACCTACTACCAGGTGCGCGGCTGGAAGGACGAGCATGAGTTCAAGTCCGGGAGCATCTGTCACTTGCGCGAGGCGGACATCAACCAGGAGGTGTATGGTCTGCCGGAATGGTTGGCATCGCTGCAGAGCGCGCTGCTGAATGAGTCGGCCACGCTGTTCCGGCGCAAGTATTACCAGAACGGGTCGCATGCGGGGTTCATCCTGTACATGACCGACGCGGCGCAGAACGAGGATTTCGTCACCGACCTGCGCGACGCGATGAAGAACAGCAAGGGGCCGGGGAACTTCCGCAACCTGTTCATGTATGCCCCGGGTGGGAAGAAGGACGGCATGCAGTTGATCCCGATCAGCGAGGTGGCGGCGAAGGACGACTTCGGCGCTATAAAGAACATCAGCCGCGACGACCTGTTGGCTGCGCTGCGCATTCCGCCCCAGCTCATGGGCATCGTGCCGCAGAACGGCGGGGGCTTCGGCTCAATCCGCGACGCCGCCCAGGTGTGGGCGCTCAACGAGCTAGAGCCGGTGCAGGTCCGGCTGCTGCAGATCAACGATTGGCTGGGGGAGGAGGTGGTGCGGTTCCAGCCGTATGTGCTGCCGGCTGCTGCCAACTGACCAGATACCCGCGCCAACCAGGCCGCCTTCGAGGCGGCCTTTTTTTATCCGAGCTGGATGTCGGTGAGCTTCTCTATCTGCTTGCGGAGGAAGCCTTTGCCCAGCGCCGCGAGCGTATCCAGGGTGAATCCTCCAGCTTCTGACGCTCCCTTCTTGGTCAGCGCCCAGATCGCATCGTCACGGACTGAATCGACGAAGTCATGCCCGGCCGGTGTCAGGCACCTGAAGGTAAAGTGGCCGCTAGGGTTCATTCTTTGTCCACCGGCCATATCTACCCACCCGTTCATCAGTATCTGTTCGATGTGGTAGTAGACCTGGTCGTCGGAGTAGCCCTCGGTCGCAAGGTCTTCTCGATAGCTAATTGTGGCGATCGCGGTTGCCGGCATATCCAGTGACTCCAGCTTGAGCATCAGAAGCCGGATCAATTCAGGGTCTCGACGCATTTCTCTTCTCCTTGAGGCGGCCTCATGCCGCGCCCCCGAACGATACCCCTAACCGCACGGCTGCGGCCACCCGAATGGCCCCATTCAGCACCCGGCGCGCGCAGTCGTCCCCCCGCCACGCCGGCGGGCTAAATGGGGCGTTTTTTCTTCACCCCTGCGGCCCCTCTCAGAGCCGCCCAGGCGTTGCGCTTCCCTACGGGTAGGGCGTTCTCGAAACCCTGCGAAACCCTGCAGGAAGGGGCCTTCCTGGGGCTTGGTGGCTGCACAGCGGAATACGGGATAGGGGGGGTATGTCGAAAAGAGTAATTTCAGTGATCTGCGGTCAGAACACAGCTGGAAGCCGCGTCGTTTGGGGCTTTAGAGATTACAAAGGGGAGTAACACTGGAGTAACTGAAAAAGTAATTTTTCCGTAAGTGATTGATTTTAAAGGATTTGCCGATCCTGAAAAATCACTTCAAGAAAGAGTAACCAGATTACTTCTATGTTACTCAGAAATTACCTTTTGCCATCGCCGGAAAACCCTTGCAGTTCAACGGCTTGCAGCCGTTCGGCGGGAAAGATTACCAATGTTACTCTTTTTGCAGACCCCCCAGTACCTAGGATTTCCCCAGGCCGTACAGGGCGGGCGCGCTTGCGCGCGGCTGTTCTGCTTGTTACGCGGCTTGTTACGCAAAGCCGTTTTGGCGTCAGCCTGATATGGCAGGAAGCCTTGGTGTTCGTGGTGCCGGCACCAGGAGTCGAA